ATTACGTTTACCGTGATACCAGTCGTTTATCTGTCGTCGTGATTTACCTACAGCAAACCCAACTCTCCAGAGCACACCACCACTTGCAGAGGGTTGCCAGGGTTCTAGAAACACTTTACATATATGGTTACCAACTGTGATAGTTGATGTAAGCAGACGGCGGCGTGGTCTGTAGGTCATGAGCGGCGGTAGAATCGACGGTTGTAGTTACCTTCCCAAACAATGTTTAGTATACTGATTGGGAAAGGAGTATCTCCAATGATTTTAATGTTGACGTTTTCGTTTCGTTGATAGATCGGAACGTCGTGTAAAGCAGAAGCAGACAGGTTGACGTTGTTCAACACATACGTGTAAGGCAACGTAACATTGATGATGTTAGTCCACACATCTTTACCTGTGATATCGACCTTGTAGGTGATAGGACCGCTAAGACCTGTAGAGACCTTAAGACGGTGCAGGATCAGATCAGAGGTTACATCGGACACACTGCTCCGACCTTCAACTTGTGTAGGATACAGAGTAGGTAGTTCCACTTCCATGTCGTACACATATCCAATAACCAGGTCACGTCCACGATAGTCACCGTCTAACGTCACTTGGTTGCTAGAAATATCAGAGTCTTCAAAGTAAAACACTGAACCTTCGGACTCACTGGTAGCAGAAATTGTGTCACCAATGTAAGTACCGATAGCCACAACTGCTAGCTTCTTACCAGTGATGTGGTCAAAAGGTAAGTCAACAGTAGTCTTTTTAGTTGAGGTGCTGTAAGTTCTATACGGATTGACGTTGAACATATCCAGACACACATCTGTTTTTTCACCCGTAGGTAGAGTCAGATAGCCAGATTCACTGGCTTGTGTTAAGTCGTAGGACGTCAGATACACGTTACTGCCAGAGCTAGTAACAGCATAGAAAGAAGTTTTATCGAAGAACTGCAAACGCAGATCCCCTGTCAGTTTCCACTTGTACCAGGTTTGCACACGGTTCTCACCTTGCATGAAGAACCTATGTTGATACACGGTGTTTGAACCCGCTTTGCCCAGGGACACGATAGACATAGCCGGTGAGGCTGTCATCGTATCAATATCACTTGGCACATATTCAGGTACGTTTGTAGTAGCTTCATCAATCATAGCAGCTGCTTCTTTTTGTACGTTAAGCATCAAAAAGAGTTTACTGTATAGATTAGATTTACTAATAAATGCCTGAGATGTACCCACTGCTACAGCATCAATCTCTGCATCGCACTCAAACGTGCTGATGGTATTGATCTTAGTTGTAGTAGGACTGAGAATATCAGCGTCAGTAGACAAGACAAACTGTTCGTTAGGACCGAACACTAACAAACCGATGCTGGTAGCTAGTGTGTAGTTCAGTGTAACGGGTCTAACAGAAGTAGCCTGAAGGTCAATAGGATCGTCAGGTGCAACAACTTGAGAGCTGTTAGCAAAGAAGTTGAAGTAATCACCAGCACGGCTCATGATCACTGCTTCGTTAGACAGCATACCAAGACGGTTACGGTAGAAGAACATGTTGTTGATCTTTTTACCAATGAAACTAGGGATAGGGTTAGTGGTGTTGTCACCCACCAAACGGTCATCCCAGGTCACAGGCTCATACTTGAATATACCATTTGCTTGGCGGATCAGCTGATGAGGCATGGTAGTCTCATCAATCTCATACTTTAAGCCAGGACCAATGGTTTCTTCCCACACACCAGGACCACGAGCTGAACCACCAGTAGTTTGAAACTCAACATAAAGATCATCTGCATTGACATCAGAACTGTTTGTCACACGAACTTTGTAACCATTTTCACATTGGTTAGGAAGACGAGATGAAAGGTTAATTTGATCTTGGAAAGCGTAGATACCTTCCTCCTGTGAAGAACCTGCAGTGCTGATAGTAAAGGCACTTGTCCCAGTAATATAAATACCAGGTCCAACTTGAGTAGCAGTAAAGCCAGACAAAGCGTCGATTGAAGACGCCAGAGATGCTGCAATGCTACCAGCGTCAGTGGTAGCTCCTGCAACTGTGTCAGGTGTACTGTGGGTTACAGTAGTACTGTCAAGGGTAACTGAATAGTCAGCGTTATAGGCAACAACTTTGACTACAACAAATGCTACGTTTGGTACAGCAGCAGAAGTGGTAGTCTTCATTGCTGTTGTCTTGTTTTTATTTAAGACAAAGGTATAGTCGTTAATCGTAAGGATTTCAATATCCTCAGGAGCAGCATCTTTTAGGTAAGCATCTGCAGGAATACTAGAAGACCCAATAGCACAAGCGGTCACCTCACTATCGTATTCACCTTTTTCAGTAGACTCAGTGCTGACAGCAGTGTTGTATGCAGTCTGAGCCGTACCCATGTTAGTGTTAGCAGTGCTCAGCTGGGTAGAGTTGTAAGCAGCAGCTACCTCTTTCTCCACTTCGTAGACACGGTAACCGTCACGCTTGAACCATGGGTATTCATCAGTACGCTCATTGCCCAAGGTATAACCTGTAGGCATAGTACCGCCTTTGGCAACAACTCCTACATTTTTTGCATTGCCTGTTAGGCTATCATCTTTGACAATACGTTGACCGTTGTCGATACGCTCCAGTACACCAGATTTTAACGACTCTTCGTAGTAACCATTTTTGTAAGTTACGTCTACGTCAAACAGGTTCTCTTTAGTAGCAGTTTGACCGTCGTTGGTTTTTGTGTACGCTGCTTGTTTAGAGTGCAGATCAGATAACTTTGTATCTGTATCGGTTTGAGCTGTGTTGTATGTATCTAGATCTGATTTGAGATCAGTGATGTTACAACCACTAGGCTGTCCAGTAGCTGCAGTGGTACCCATGTCCACAGCACGAGGTTGTCCATCAATTAAACTCCAGATACGGAACTGCCCATCAGTGGTGTCATACTGACAGACATACTTTTCTTCTTCATCCCGAAGGATCGGAAACCAACGTCCACGAGCTTCGGCATTGTAAAGTTCTGCTTCAAATTTACCACCAGGTCGCTTAAGCAGACCGAGTGCATAGTCAGGGAATACGTTGGTAGCTTCTTTAACCTGCCCAGGAAACTTGAGTTTGTCCGGTTGTTGGGACACACCCAGTAGCAGGTTAGGAATCCTTTGGGAAATAGTGCTCATCGTGCAAGCGCGTTATACGGTTGATAATTGTTGTAATAGTTTTCTCCGTCACGCCAGCCAAAGATGGTGTAATCACCTTGGTTACAATCATACTCGATTGCAGTGGCACGGGTCATCATTTCTTGTTCTTGCAGTAGTGAGGAAAGCTGAGCTTCACCCACTGTTTTAATTGCAGACATCCTTGCAGCTCGGGCTGTGATGTAATCTTGGATAGCTGGAGGGACATCATCAAATGGATACAACCACACGATATCAGCTTTGATATTTTTTTTGAATTTGTAGGTATGGTTGAGGCGGTCGTAGAGTCTGTTTCCACGTCGTACTACATCGTAGTCATCCAAATGCTCTTGTTGATTAGTATCAACTTGCAACGCATTGGTAGGATAAAGAATTTCTTCAGTATTAGAATCAGGCTTGAGAGTATATCCTCGTTCCTGGTTAAACATCCAGCCTTCAGACTGAACCTGCTTGTTGACTTCACGAAGGGTCGTCAAGACAATAGCAACTTCAGGGTTCTGAAGGTCTAGCGTGGTGACAGGAGCCTGTCCCACGGAGCTTAGGATTTGATTAACAGCATCCAGTTCGGTGGACGCAGCAAAGGTGACAGGCATAGTAGTAATAGATAAAAAAAAGGGGCTCCCGAAGGAACCCCAAAATGCGATCAAAAAGAGATCAGAAAGCAGTAGGCTTGGTAGCGGTACCGGCAAACAGTTCCACACAAGCAGCAGGATTCAGGTAGTCAGCGCCCATGGCGAGACGACCCAGAATAACGTCACCCTGGTAGATCACGGAGACGTCACCGCTGGTGACTTGGACTTGAGGACCGATAGCTTCCACGCAGGCAGCACCTTCACGCTGGAAGATGAGACCGCAGCTGTTAGCAAATTCGGTTTCTTCACCGTACTCGTTGTTGATACCGGTAACGTCGTTAGCGGCATCTTCCAGAGCAGGAGACACGAAGGAACCGGTGTTACCAGGATCGGTAGTACCAGGGTTCGTGGCAGAACCAGTACCATACTTGGTACCATACTGGCTGAAGAACGGAATGTTCATCGACTTGTAGATCTTGATACCAGCGATCTCGATGATACCTTGACCCTTCTGACGGGCGGTACCTTGCTCATCGCGGTTCACCAGACCATTGTCACCGACCTGTTGGATCAGAGCGTAGTACTGGCGAGGGTTCAGGATACCCACACGGCCTTCCTGGCTGACACCCTTTTCGTCCATTGCAGCGGCTGCATCATAGAATGCAGAAACCAGTGCAGTAGCGGAGTAAGCGTCAGAAGCGTTAGCGGTAGAGCCGACACGAATCTGGGTACCACCAGGCTCAACGAAGTTGGTCTTGGTGATAGGAGATGCAGCACGTGCGCCACGGGTGACAGCACGGAAGATCAGACGATCATACTTCTCTGCGAGAGCATAGCCGATCTTACGGCTGATCTCAGAACGCAGGTCGTAGTGTGCGAGAGTCTCGTCAAGGTCGTAGACGAATGCGCTGGAGATCAGCAGGTCGTCAACGGTGACGGTCTTCTCGGCCACCGGAGGTGCACCGTCGCTGTTGCCAAGGATGGCGTTACCAGGAGTATGGTACTCAGCGGTGGTCCGACCGGTGTAGATGAACTGCATAGACTTACCATTGGTAAGAGTACGCTTCATCACAAGGTCACGAGCGATAGCATTGTACTCGAAACCTTTGAACATCTCACCGCTAAAAAGCTTGAGATACAAAGCGCGGGCGTCACCCGCGGAGTTAGCCTGACCAGGACGAGTCAGACTCGTGGTCAGGGTAGAAGATTGATGTGCCATTTTTAAGGAGTAAAGTTAATGTAGACTTGCTCCCAAACGTTTGGAAATTTTTTGTTCAGTTTTTATTGTGGTCTATCCCACCGTCTAGACGGCAAAGGGTATCCTCGTAAGGGCCAATGCCAAGAGGAGCCGGGTCCGACTCTGAGGTGCCCGACTCCCAATATTACAGAAGGTCTTTAAGACACTTCTTTTGTTTACGACACTCAGGCTTTTGGTCGCCACAGTGTCCACAACGCTTGAACACCGCTTCTCCAGAGCTAGGAGAATAAGGAACCGGCGTTGCCTTTGCAGTTGAAGATTGATGCTTTCGGGGCATAAAAATTACTTGGTGTAAGGGACACCACGATACACATACCGACGCGGAATGCGAGTCATAGCACTACCTCCATTAGGAGACCGGAGAGCCCCGTTCCATGCTCTCCGTAACATGCGTCCCAAAGGGATGAACGGAAGGGTTAAGTTATTTACCTAGGATTTTTTTAATCTCGGCATTACGTTTCCTGGCAGCATCACCAGAAGCTCCGATCACACGACCGGAAAAGAAAGCATCGAATGCTCTCTCGACCATTGCCTTTTTTTCTTTTTTATGATCAGGTTTATGCGGCATGATTATCCGATAGAAGGAGCAGTGAGTGCCACGGGAGTGACCTCCACGGATGCAAGATCAAGCGGAAAGTTGTGTGCGTTCCGCTCATGCATCACCTCAAAGCCGAGGTTGGCACGGTTGAGAATGTCTGCCCAGGTGTTGATTACCTGTCCATCAGCAGCCAGCAGAGACTGGTTGAAGTTGAAACCGTTCAAGTTGAAAGCCATGGTAGATACGCCAAGCGCAGCAAACCAAATACCTACAACAGGCCAGGCAGCAAGAAAGAAATGTAGACTGCGGGAATTATTAAAAGAGGCATATTGAAAAATAAGGCGCCCAAAGTACCCGTGAGCAGCAACAATATTGTAAGTCTCTTCCTCTTGACCAAACTTGTAGCCATAGTTTTGTGATACCTCCTCAGTCGTTTCACGAATGAGTGACGACGTGACCAAGCTGCCGTGCATAGCAGAGAACAGGCTCCCACCAAATACGCCGGCAACGCCCAGCATATGAAAAGGATGCATGAGAATATTGTGCTCGGCTTGAAAAACGAGCATATAGTTAAACGTCCCGGATATCCCCAGAGGCATCGCATCTGAAAAAGAACCTTGCCCAAAAGGGTACACCAGGAAGACAGCCGTCGCCGCAGCGACAGGAGCAGAGTACGCAACAAAGATCCAGGGCCTCATCCCTAATCGATAGCTAAGTTCCCACTCTCGTCCCATGTAAGCAAAGACGCCAATGAGGAAGTGGAATACGGTGAGCTGGAACGGACCCCCGTTGTACAGCCATTCATCAAGTGTAGCAGCTTCCCAAATTGGGTAGAAGTGTAGTCCGATGGCATTGCTGCTCGGAACGACGGCTCCCGATATGATGTTATTTCCATACATGAGAGAGCCTGCGACGGGTTCACGGATTCCATCAATGTCAACAGGTGGTGCTGCCACGAAGGCAACGATAAAACAAATGGTAGCAGCCAGCAGGCAGGGGATCATCAGAACACCAAACCAGCCAACGTAAAGTCGGTTATTAGTTGAAGTTACCCAGTCACAAAAATTGTCCCAGGCACTCAACTGTTTTTTTAGAGCGATTGAAGCAGTCATTAAAGTTGATAAGTGCGTGTGTTATTTGTAGGGTATGTATGAGCGCACTTTGAGTAGGGCTGGCAAGGCGCTTGTCCAGTCCAGCCCATTACTTTAATGTCAGAAGCGGTACTTCAGACCAGCTTTGGTACCGTAGGAATTGGTGTCGTCGAAGGCGGCAGAGATCTCACCGTACACGGAGAGGGAATCCGAGATGCCAACACCACCACCAACCTTAGCAGTCAGGATGGTTTCAGCTTCACCACCGTCAGGGCTGACCACGGTAGGACCACCTTGGATGTACCAAGAGGCAACACCTTCGGTACCGTCAACACCAACGTGGAAGTCGGTGGAGGTGCCAGTGTAATCAGAACCGGTGAATCCAGAGTTTGCTTCCACGTTCACGTAGGGAGCAGCAAAAGCAGGGGATGCCAGCAGAGCAGCGGCGGGGAGGATAGCAAGAAATTTCATGTGATTAGTGTTAAGCTTTTTTAGCAGTTTTAGCGGAGCGTCGGAAGTTAGCAGCCGTGGGTGCTCCTTTGGACCCAGGCTTTCTCATCTTTTCTCCACTGCCAGCAGCGATACGTTTACGCTTGGCGTGGATGTTGGCGTATAGACCAGGACGTTGTTTAGCCATTAGCATTTCCATTTACGTAGAGCAAGTGCCTTACGGGTGGGCCGGCCTTTGCTGTCTTTCATTGGTCCTTTGTTACCTTTCATGCGAGCACAAAAGGAACGTTTGCGTGGACCACCTTCAGGCTGTGGAGCCTTGAGGTTTGATCCAGTCTCTCTATTATATTTACGCCTACCGGCAGCAGTCAAGCCACCGGTACGCGATTTGTGTTTACCAATTTTAAGGCTAACGTTTTTTGCCGCCACCTTTACCTCCTTTGTGGGAGGATCCACATTTGGTTTTGTACATTACCAGATACCAGGAATGAT